GCTTCCACATGGCGGGGGAAAGATCCGGCTTACCAGTGATGGGGTAGGCAAGTTTCATTGCCATTCTTGCAGCAATGGCATCATAAAGAAGGGTATCGAACATTCCTGGGTCTGTTAATCGTCTAATGAATCGCAAGACAACGGTAGGTTCATCGGTGCATAGCTTTCTTCCAATCACCTCCCACCTTACGCTCTTATCTTCATTAAGTAAGAGTGCCCTTAAGCACCAGGGGTCGGTTGGTAGCTGGTAGGTGTAGGCGAATTCAGATCCAGTAATCGCATCAACCCCAGAGAGTTGTGCGAGGGTCTGAAATTCGATTGCACACCTCCAGGGATAAGCCCGAAGAACAGAATCACGGGTATCTGGATAAAATCGCTTACAGATCCGAGCCTTCTTGGAAGCATCATCTAACGAGGTAATACCCTCTTCCCCAAGTTGACCCAGGGCATTGCAGCAAAGATCCACTTCTGATGCCATACTATTTTCTCCTTATCGTGTTAATGTCCTTCCGCTAAGCCAAACCGCCATCCAATCAAAATAAGCCAAAAGAACGGCAGTCGTTCCAACATTTGTTGCCACAAAACCCGCACCCGTTCCCCTTCCAGAGCTAGTTGGAATATTGGCGGTTAAATAATCTGTCCAAAGTTGAGATCCGGCTTCATTGTAAAGATAAAAATCAACCCTGGTCGCATCAGCATTTACTACCAATTTGGCCCGATACCATGTATTGACCGTAAGAGTATAAGATGAACCAGTTGAACTTCGAGTGCTATTACTGGATGTCTTACCAGAACAGGCAAGACTGCCTGATGGTACTTCAAAGTAAACCCCATCAACTGCATCTGCGTAAGTAACGGAATCGTGGAATCCAAACCGAAGAGTAGTATTCGCTCCGGCAGCAACCCTGTGTTGAAAGATTATTTCAAAAACTTCACCACCAGCAATTCTGAAAGCGGTAGCTTCCGCCTTACAATAACCACCGCTATTGGTAGTAGTGGATGACGACACTCTAAGAATCCCTGGATGATTCGGTTCTCCGGCTATTTTCGCCTGAGTTCCGGAAGCAAGTACCGCAAAATCCCATTCCTGATGAGCCTCTACATTTGCAGCACCAGCCGTACCCAAAAAGTCCGTAAAGAAAAACGGGGCTTGTCTTGCAGCAGCCATGATCGCATCTATGAGTTCCGAATCTCTGGTTATCGAATCGGGGATTTCCGAATCAGGGATCTTTGCCGAACTGTCAAGCGAGGCGTACCCACTCGCTGCACCCTTCTCGGACTCCTTTTGGTAAGCAGTGTGAGGATCGGGGGCGGATACGTGCGAAGCAAGGTCAGTATCCAACGCATATACCGTATGTGGGTCGCCAGCAGCCACATGATTCGATAATTCAGTATCCAACGCATATACCGGATGAGGATCTTCATCCGCAACATGAGCCGGAATCGGATCTGTTGGTGTTCCATGTGTGTGATCTCCTCTCGAATAGGTTTCTTGAATTCCTGGGTCTGCCCCATACCCAAATGAGGTTTCTGATTCTACTGAATCACCTGGAGATCCTCCACCTGGGGGGCCAGCCTCTCCCTGTGGGCCTGGGGGTTGTTGGTGTGTAAAGAAAACGACATCTACATCTCCGTCAGAACCAGCAACAACGGATAAGAAAATCTCTACTGTCATTCCTGGGAAAATCGGAAATGTTGCCACATCATAATAAAGTGAATCTTTCTGCAAATCTTCCTGGAAGTAAACCTCATTACCCAATAAATCTCGTACAATGATTTTTCCAAGAGTACTTCCAGAAAAATTCGGAATTTTTACATAAAGCGAAGAAACGAAACATGGCCCCACAATATTATCATTAGTGAAGGTCTGTTTATGATAGGCTTCAAGTGAAGTAAAGGAAAATTGCAAATAAATGGGTTTCATCTCTCCTGCTTTTCCCCTATTAAACTTTCTGTGACCAAAACAACCCTGGGGGCGTTCAATCCCCCAGGTTGTTCATTTTTTGTGAACAGAATCGAAATTTGAACGATCCTCAATCTACCGAATACAAGAGCCATCCCTTGATTACGGCAGCAGCAGCCCAGGGCTCAGATAGCGAAATGGGAACCTTTGCAACAAGGTGTTGCTGAATACTCGATCCGACATTGGAAATCACATCCCCAAAGTTCTGGGCAATCGTAGATCCGAACGCATAACTTCCGGCTGTTCCAACCGCAAGGGCATCGGCATATCGATCCGTGTCGTCTTCTTTTCCGATATCCATCACGGCCTCAACACCCGCAAGGGCCTTGTAGCCGACAACGATGGTATCGTTTCCACCATCGATAATCCAACCTGCACCCGTAACCTTTGAGATCGATGCAAAATACTTTGTGCCATCAACGGTTACTCCATGAGCACCAACGGTAATCGTATCCGTGATGTCAATACCATCTCCATCCTTTCCGGTAATGGTAACGGTTCCTGGAGTATCTGCATTGCCCACGACTGTCCGGCAAAGGGTCATGAGTCTTGGGGTTTTGTCTGGTAGATCTCCCGTATGGGCCAGGGTATAATCTCCAACTATCATATTGCCAGATGCTACTGCCCAATCAACATCAGCATCTTCCGTGATGTTCGTTGACATATCAGTAACCTGGATGCTTCCACCGAGAATTCTTGCAGAGGGGGGAAGGGGGCACAGCTTAAGTGTATCCCCAGGATACATAATTGCGGCAAGGGTATAGTCAAATGTTGCGATCCGAACCCTTCCACCAAACTCCGAAGGCGTCAATGCCTGGGGAGGGGTTGCTGTACGTTTTGTTTCTTGAACACTTTTGTATGCTGTAGGCATGGTAAAACTCCTTTCTTGGCCTCAACCAAGTGATGTGTGGGGGCTGAAGCCCCCACGGGTTAATTTCAGTCAACTGCATAGAGAACAAAGCCATAACACTTCGCAGCCGCTGCCCAGGCTTCGGCAACTGCCGTTAAAACGATTTTGGTTTCAACGGTCAGTAATTCACCGAAGTATAGGGCAATCGTATGTGCGAAATCATCGGCTCCGGCAGCGTCAACATCGATATTATCCCCATATTTCGCTGCCGTTCCTATGATGCCAATGTCAGCACTTGCTGTACCACCAGCCGTTGACATGGCTTCACATACAATTTTCCCACCAAGAATTCTTGCACCCTTTGGTAATGTCACCAAATCAACGGTGTCATTGATAACCAATGTTGCTGCGGGCACTGTGAATTCCCAGAAGGCCACTCGAACTCTACCACCCATTTCGTTGGGTCTGAGCATTTCCCTGGGGGTAGCATCAATCTTTGTTTGCTGAACGCTCTTGTATGCTGTAGGCATAGTCTTTCTCCTTTCTGGCACTCGACCAGATTAAAATCCGTGGCTGGCACTCGACCAGCCCTCGGGTTAATTGTTTAAGATCAGTCAGTCGTTCTTGTAGCGACTTCCACGACCTTCTCGTCCTCGATTCGGGTTGCACCGATATCCATAGACACGAAAACCTGAACCGAATAACTCTTGTCGGCTCGTTCCGAAATCTTGGTCTTTACATCGGCTCCAACCATCAAACCCATACCAGCCTTAGCATAGACAAGGCAGGCACGATGTGTGCCAGCACCGATATCCATGTGAAGTCCGGTATGCTCGATCCACTTGAATCCCATGAAGGCATCGATCTCGCCTTTCATCAGGGCCTTCACCGAGTTGTAATCGAAATTAGCAATCGGTGTCGCTTCGGCTGCTGTGTTCAGCAAGAGGTACTCCAACATGGAGGGAGAGTGAACAAGCGTTCTCGGGTCATCGGGGTCAACATTAGCCTTACTAAGAATGGTCTTGGCACCAGCAATCTTCGCAATCGTAAGACCCACTCCACCGTGAGCAATCTTCTGTCCAGCACCCAGGGCAACAGGAGTTTCTCCGGCCTCGCCTGCATACGCATTGCCTGTGGCTGCCGTGATGATTTCCTCATCAATGGATCGGCCCATGGCGAAAGCTGCGTTCTGGGCATAGGTGCTTTCGGGTTTGATCAACAGACGAACCTTATCCGCATCGTCAACAAGATCTGCCCATTCATAGGGGAAGGGGTTAATCCTTCGTCTACTGTGGGGAGTGTCGATGAGGGGGGTATCGCCATGTCGAGTCGTTCTTCGAACTGCTGCGGTTGCTCCAACTCTCTCAAAATAGAAGTTCTTCGCCTGTACGTAGTCCTCTCGAACTG